CGGCAAGAAATAATGTTGGTTTTCTGACAATATCGTCCCCTCCACGCGCGCGAGGAACTGCCGCAGTCGCGGCTATAAGTTGTGCTGTAGCGGCTGTTGAAACTAGTGCTGCTGCTGCTGGAACAGCATTCCCTCCTAACGTTGCCAAGGATGCCAATGCGGCGGCGGGGGCCCACGCTGCGGCCAACTGAACGGCCATCCCGGTCGTAAATGCCGCTATGGCGCCCCCCAAGGCAATTTCCATGGCCATGGCAATGCCTTTCTGAACAATCCAGTCTACAATCGTCTTGAGCATCGACTGGCCAAGCTCTTTAAAAGCCTCTGATGCTTTTTTAGTTCCAAGAATAATTCCCGATAAAGCATCAGACATCCCGGAATGGAAATTTTTCATAGCGTCTGCGGCTAACTGAAATGTGGTCGCATTGGCTGTTCTTTGGATGTTGTGCCATTCTTGCAAGAGCGCCTTCTTCCCTTCAAGATCAGCTTCAAATCTGGCCGCGTCTTCTTCTGCCATTCTCAACGAAAATTCGGAAAATTTCTCAACCGCTTTCGTTCTTTCGTTTTCGAGATCGATAATTTTTCCAACACGTCCTTCAGTCTCCGCCATAAGCGCATTCCCCGTGCTCATGGTTTCGTTTTCTTTAACTCGCAATTCATTTAGTTGCGTGAAAAGCTCGGCGCGGAATTCAAGCGCTTTGTTAATCCTCTCGGCCTGACCTTCTCTGTCGCCGAATAAATTGCGCCCTAACAGGTTTTGCTGTTGCTCGATAAACTCGGTAATTTTCTGTATTCGGGCTATGAGATTGGCCTCAGTCCCCTCTTTCATGCGTTCATTGACTAGATTAAGCTTCTCTGCCCACCCCCCAAGTAATTGCGTAATATTTTCGATCGCCTTGCCAGTCTTGGGCGACTGCGTTATGAATTTTCCCATCTCTTCCAAAAGATCGCCCCAGTGATTTTTTAGTTGTTCCATCTTCCCGGAAAACGTTTCGACATCCCCCCTGGCCATCCCGCCGAACTGCCGCTCCATCGCCTCTAGCGCGGCCGTGGCCTTTTCAGTCGCCGGGATGTTTTTATCAATAATAATCCCGTACCGGGACAGCTCCCCGGTGAACCCTGTCATGGCCTTCCCGACCGTCAGCGCCGCGGTTTTAAGATCCCGCCCAGTCGCCGCGGCGAAATCGATCGCAGCCTGTGCGGCCCGCTCCATCTGGTCCGGCGCGACGTTGCCGACCGAGATAAGTTGTTGCATGAGCTCCATCACGGCCTCATTGCCGAAGCGCGTGGACCGTTGCATCTCCTTGGCGAAATTCTGGTACTGCCGGGATACCTTCTCCGTGAAAAATCCCTGCAGCTCCAAAGCGTTATTGAGCCGTTTTATAGCGTCCTCTTCCCGGACCGCGGCATCCACAAGCTGCTTCATCACCACAACCAGCCCGGCAACGGCCGCGGCAACAGCTAAGAAGTGCTTTTTGACCGTGTTGCCGAACTTGATCAGGTGACCCTGGATCGTATTGATCTTCTTGGTCACCTCATCCCGCATTTTCATGATGATCGACAGCTCTTTATTGGTCGGTCCCATTATGCTTGACTCCCAAATGGTTGTGGTATATACTTATTGGCATGAAAAACATATTGACAATCATTGCAATTTTTGCCCTGGCTGGATGTTCCACAACGCCATACGTTAGCAAAAACGTTAAGGCAGGTAACGTGCGCGCGGCGGAAAAAATCCCGAATCTTCCACAAACGCTCAAAGAAGGTCTCCTCGCTAACCGAATATCCGCATCTCAAAATTCCAATGGGGATTATCTTCTTTTGAGCACCTACCGAGAGTATCAAGTGGATATTAAGAAATATCACGCAGAGCTTTTGGAAGATTTTTTTAAACGCGATCGAACACCAGAGAGTATCCAAAAAGCTGTCCGTCAAGGTAAAGTATCGGTCGGTATGAACAAATCTCATGTGGTGATAGCTTGGGGGGATCCTTCGGAAACAAATAACATCATGACTGCAGGGCAAAAAAGAGAGCAGTGGGTTTACGGCCAATCTCACAGCACCCGCCAGTATCTTTACTTCGACAACGGAATTCTGACAGCTATCCAAAATTAGGTTCTCTATGTGGATTCTCTGGACCATACTTGGTCTAATCCTCTTATTTTTTCTGATACCCTCAAGCCAAAACACAAAAGATGCTCCTTTAAGCGTTAAGCCGGAAAACAGGAACAAGCCGGCGACTAAGGGGCAAATTGAATATTTAAAATCCATGATTTCCTCCTACTATATTAAAATTGATTCTAGGGAGGACCCCGACAGAGCCATAGAATTTATAAGAAGTAGAGCATTGAAAGAAATTAATTCCGGCCTAACAAGAGAAAAAGCAAGCAAGCTTATTGATGCTTTTAAAATCGGTTATCAAAGTATAGATAAAATTCTTGATGCCTTGAACATAAGCCGCTGGGAAATTAATAAATATCTTTAAGTCAAGCATTTCTGCCACGCCGATTAACCTCCTCCATTCTCTCTTTGCTTTCCCGCGTGATCTCGCGCTCAATAATGCCCATCGCCTCCACAAACTTCGCCGGCTGCTCCATCCATCCGCCCGGATTCGGCAAAAAACCTTTTTCCCGCCAATTGTATGCTGCGATGTATTCATAACTTTGCCGGGTGACGATACTGCCCGGGCACCTCTGGAACGTGTACTCGCCGATCTGCCATCTGTCCGGGACCGGGCTGTCCCGCTTGCAACCGTTTTCGATCTGCAGCCTTGGGTTCTCATGGCAGCGTCCGCATTGGAGATTGAGCTCCGGCAGCGCCACTGCCACTATGAGTTTTTTTCTTCTTGACCTGTCATTTTGTTTAAAGCATCGATCTTGTCCGCAAGCTCTTTTAGGACGTCACGCGGGATCCGATTAAGAATTTCGTCATGCAAGATCTGACGGACGCCGCCGAACTTATGCGTCGGCATCGTTTTAAACTCGATCTCCTGGCCGGTTTTGGGATCGATGAATCCACGGAAACCTTTAAGCCCGGCCCGGACAAGCTCGGTTCTGGCCCGGTTAAAATGGAATACCGCCTTTGCTTTGCCTTCTTCGCCGGCCTTTGGGTCAACCTCATACGATGTTGACATATCATCGATCCGATCGCGCGTCTGCTGGTCGATCAGGCCAAGGATCCACACGGTCGGGTTTTCCTTGTCCGTCTCATATTTTGAAATATATTCGACTGTCTCCGCTGCGTTAATGCCCTTCATCACTCAACCTCCTCAAATTGTTGGTTTAAAATCCGCAACCATAATTCCCCCATTAACTGAATCTCAGCTTGATCTCATCGTCCCCGCTTGAAAGACCAAAACTGATCGGCACATCGAAGATCCGTATCCCGCCGCGGTCCCCGGGCTTGACCGAATCCATGGTCACGGACGGGCCGGAAAGCACCATCTTCTTGCCGGCGGTCTGTCCGAAAGTACAGGTCAGCGCCGCGGCGTTTGCCGTGCGCCATTTGGTATAAAAATCATACGTCGCCTTGGTGACCAGCTCGGGGTTAAAGCTTCCGATGCAGTTGCGGCCGGTGATCGTAAACGCCGAAACGCCGTGAGTGGCGTTAATATCCTCGCTGGGCGCGACCTCGTTCTGGATATTAGCCTGGATCTGCGCGACCTTGAACGTCGCGATCGAATCGTACGAGAAGCTGGCTGCCAGGAGCGGTTCCGGCCGCGGATCGTAAACGCAGCCGCTGGCCAGGGCCACGTCCGTATAATCCGCGTAAAGCCCCATCATCGTGAAATTGATCCGGCCGATCTGGTTGATGTCGCCGACAACCTCCCAACTACCTTTACATCCGGTAATGATCCAGCGGACACCGTCGATATAGGCGTAGATCGTAACGCTTTTGTGGTCCGCCGATGCCGGGTCGTAATCGACGTACGATCCGGCGCTGATCGTCTCGGCCATGCCGCAGGCCTCCAAAATATCGCCCATGCGCGGAGCCGTGCCGGCCGATCCGGACCCGCGGATCTCAACGCCGAAGGTGATCTCAACCCAGCGCTTGCCGATAATCGGGTTGAACCGGCTGAGCGTCGTCATGCCGGGATTTCTTTCCAGCTTATCGCCCTGGACCGTGATATCCAGATCAAGCGCCAAAATGGCGTTGTTCGCGACCGTGGGCGTAGGATCGGATGCGTAAACACTCTCTTCTTTTACCAAAATGACGTTGCGTCTCGTTGCCACTGTCATGACTTTTTCCTCCTCTTGGCGGTCCGCGCCGGCGCGGACGCCGCGGGGTCCTTTTGATCTTCTTTGAATTTATGGTCAGCCGGCCCGGTAACTTTTTTTCCGGCGCCGCTTCGGGTGTGAATTGTAACCGGTGTGTTATCTGACATCATCTTTCCTCAGCTGTAAGGATCGTCGTGATCGTGTGCGTACAGGATATCGACATTAACGACCAGGACAATGAACGGCTGGCCTTCGGTCACTTCGTAGGCCTCATTGCCGTTGACTGTTGTCGTAATGGCGTTTCCGCCGCGCAGGTGACCGCCAATGCCGTTTCGAGTCGCCATCAAGGCCTTTTCGATATCGGCCAAAAACTTGTTTAATGCCTCGTCGGTCGAACAGTCAAAAACGTTTTTGTCGTGCCGGAAATATAAAAGCAGTGCCAGGGAAAGCACACAGCGCGTTTCAGGAAAAGTGTTTTCGGGGTTTTTGGTCTCTCCGTCCGGGACGATCTCGATGCAGGGGGTGTTGCGTTTGGGGTTGCCGTCCTGCTCAAAGCGCGTGACGTTGTCAATATCGACCTCGTAACCGTTTGAGATGCGTATTTCTTCCAGGGATTCCTTGACGTCCTTCATGATCTTTTCGCGGATACTGTCGGACACATTAAACCTCGTTTAAGGTCTGATCGACCGCTTTGTTGAGCCGGTTCAGGCGCCAGTTGGTCTGACTGTCCCAGGTCTTGAAAAATCCCAAACGCGGCTTCATGACAACCTCGCCCTCCAGGTGATAAATCGGCCGCAGACGCTCCTGGCCGCGCAGGCGCTGAAAAATAAAAGAGCCCTTGGCGGTAACAATGCGGAACGTCCGCTTGAGGCTCCTGGGTTTTTTGTACTTTGATCTTAGCCGGCCGCGGCCGGTATAAAGCTGGGATACCCGTTCCTGGGAAAACGGGACTGATAACGCGGCGCCCTTACTGGGCCGTTCGATCCCGCCGGTCTCATGGATACGCGCGACCTTTGAATCGCTGAATATTTCGGTGCCCATGTTGTTGATATCCCCGCCGGTCGGGACCAGAAAGGTGCGTTTAAAGTGCTTAAAGAAATGCACAGATCCCCGGATCCCTTCGTCCCCCATCTGCCCGGAAAGACGTTTCGCGCGAAATTCTTTTAAGAAATGTTTGCCGATATGATCGAACGCGTCGCCCAGCTTCAGCTTTAGGGTCCGCGGGAAAAGCCGCATGGCCTTATCCAGCTTGCTGGTGTCAATCTCGACTGTGATCATGGGATCCGGCATCAGTATTCGACCTCCAGTTTCCAACAGGACTCTGACGACTCTAAAATTTTTACAATATCCCAATCGATCGCGTCGTCACCGGGATGCTGCGCGAAATTGACCTTGTCGCCCTTGGTATCGATCTCGGTAACGCCGTTGGTGGCGTCGTTCTGGATGGTAATTTCGGCGTGACGGTGCGGGACCCGGGCCTGGTCCTCCGGTCGGGTCCCGGTCTGAAACCGGTCAATGATCGCCGGGATCGTTTTCGCCGTCCCGCCCTTGGGGGTATAGGTGATGTTTTCCGCGTACTCGTCCGCGCTTAGGAAAACATTTTCCATATCGTTATCAAGCTGGGTCTTAAAGGTCATTTATCGTCTTTCTTGTCGTCTTTCTTGGCGGGTTTTTCCGCGATCTCGACCATTTCGGTCTCGCCGAGTTTGATCGCGTTCATACACTTGTGCGGCTCGATGCCGGCCGGGATCTCGCCCGAAATAAGTACCGTGCCCGGCTTTTTCATATTTCCGTTGAAGATTTTTTCCGTCGTCAGGCGGATCTCAACTTTACTCATGGGTAACTCCTTAAATGGACCTGCGGTTAAATGTCCCGCGCGCCCCAGCTGACGCCAGGGCGCGCGTTAAAGACATCGTTTACTTTTACGAAAGCGTCGCGAGAACCGCGTGCTGCCAGTACCCGTAATCGACGTTCCGGCTTGCCTTGATACCGTAGAGCTCTTCGTTCTTTTTGAACGCGTGCTCCGATTCCGGCCCCAGGGCAGATACCTGGATCCCCAGGGATTCCCCTTCGGCCTCAGCATTGGCCTCGGACGGTTTACGGCCGTCCAGGAGCTCGACCTGACGGATCAAAGGCCGGGCGTTCCCGTCGGTACGGAACACGGCCAGTTTTGTGGTCCAGGTCAATTCCGGGTTCGCGACAACTTCAATCTCAATGCCCCGGTTTTTTAATCCCGCGATGGCGTTATCGACCACGCCGGACCCGGTATTGAGATTGTTGCTGTACACCGCTTTGATCGCGTTGCCCCAATAGGCGACCGGGACCATCACCAGGAATTTCCGCGCGGCCTGGTTCATCGGCCGGCCCTGGTCATTTTTGAACCCGTACAGCGTCTGGATCATCTGCAGGATCGCCACTTCCAGCTCGGACGATGTCGGAGCGGTCGAGGACGTGACGTCAAACACGCCGCCGGAAAGATCGTTGCTTTGCGTACCGCTGCTGCCTTCGCTGTGGTCAGTGTCAAAAAAGGACTGGCCGTCATAGCAGGCGGTGGTTTCGCCGTTGATGATCAGTGTGGTCAGCAGCGTGCCCCAGTGGTTGATCGCGTCATCGACCATTTCGGCAATGCGAATGTCGATCTGCCCGCTTTTGTCACGCCGGCGGTCATCCACGCTCAGCGCGAGGGTCGATTCGTAGATGACGTTTTTGATGCTCACACCGTTGACGCGCAGGCCCTTTCCCTGGCGCTCGCCAAGCCACGTCTGAAGCGCGGGGGCGAAGCCAAGCCATTTGTAATTTTCGATTTCCTGATCGGTCGGAAACAGCATGCTGGTATCCCGCACCCAGGACATCCCCATGCTCGATTCCAGCCGGTCAAAAAAACGGCCGATAATGTCGCGGCTCGAAAGTTCAGCTAATCCCATCGGAATTCCTCCTCTTTGAATTGTTTAAAAAGTTAAACCCTTAAATACTCCGTCTGGAGGGCGCCTCGACGTGAACGACGCACTGCGTCCCGGAAATCCAGCGGGTGATCTTGCCGATCGCCGTGTTGGAGCTGGATGTCAGGGTGAACGTGTTGTCGTCGTCCGCGTAAACGGTCGATCCCACATCCGTGATCGCCGTGACTCCAACGACGTTAAGAACAACGTCGCCAGCGTCGATCAACTTGACGTTCTTGGCTCCCGCGGCGCCGCCGTCGTTGTCGCATTGGGCTTTCGCGAAGCCGGCAAACACGTCGGCCGCCACCAGCGGCCGGATCCGCCCGCTCGAAAATCCGCAGGCCGCGCCTTCGTAGACGATATCGTCCGCGATAATGGGCAATTCGTTGAGATGATGCTCAAGCTCCCATGCCCGGGGGGTATCTTTCGTTAAAGTCGCCATCGAATTTCCTCCTTATTTTCAAAAGTTTTATATAAATGACCGTTCGGTTTAGGCCTTTTCCTTCACGGCGCCGCGCGCACTCGCTTTCATGTAAGCGATGTACCGCTTTTCGCTTGAAAACTGGCCCGCCACCTTCTTGTCGTTCGCGTACTGCCATTTCCAGAGATCTTCTCCCTGCAACCCTCCCTGTGCGCCTTCGGGAGCTTCAGCTCCGGGCCCGGGGTTGGGGTTTTTATTCAACTGCAGGGCGTCGATCTTTTTTGCCTGGAATTTGTTGACGGCCGTTTCCCGCGTGGAACCGTCTTTAACCGCTTCCAGGGCGATCGTGCGGATCCCTTTGGAAAACTCGTCTTTTTCGCCTTCGGCGGCAAAACCGGCGGCCTCTTCCATGATGCCGGCGCAGCGCGCGCGTTCATCCTTGACCGCCTGGGCGCAGAACTCTTCCTTTTTCGATTCCGCGGCCGTTTCGGCGTCTTTTTTGAACTCCGAGCGCAAGGCGATGATCAGGTCCGGCCGATGCAGCCGCAAGTGATCAATGGTCATATCCTTGAATAAATCTTTGTCCATTTTGTTCTCCTCCGAATTGTTTGTTGGTTGATGACTATCGACTTCCGGTTCGGGTTCCGCGTCGGGGCGGTTTGAACCGTACCGCTGCAGAAAGCTGATCGCTTTGTCCACCGCGTCCGGGCGCTGCAGGAATTTATCAAAAAACGCCGCGGCTTCGGCGGAAAGCCGTACATCTGGCGTGAAAAACGTGGAGCCGCTGAACATACCGCCCTCATTGGCCGCCGGATCATCGACAATATCAGACGCCCACAGCCTTTTGACCCGCAGAAGAGGCCGCAACGGAATTCCGTTTTTGTCTTCTTGGGGGGTTCCGTCTTCGTTAAGACGGGGCGCTTTTATGCCGTCAAATACAATCGAAGATCCGAACGACTTTGGATCAGAATCCGCCAGGTCCATGACATACGTCGCCAGGTCCCCGTTGGGGGTGGTAAATGCCGTTTTGTCAAAGTGCAGGTCCGCGCGGACAACGTCGCCGTCGCGGACAAAATTCTTCGCGCGGCCAAGAAACGTTCCCAGCGCCTCGCTGGACATATTGGGATGACCGAACCTTGATTTAACGCCGGACTTAGGTTTGTTTCCCAGCTCAACGACCTGGTCCAGGGTGTCATCGTCGATCTCGACACCGTGCCCCAGTGCCTCCCCCCTGGTAATGACCGCGTAATTGCTGATGACATTGTTTTCGCGGTCGATCGATTTCTTACCGCCTTTGATGCCCTGGGCGGGCTGGCTTCGGAATAAAAAACGATCGTTTTTTTCTGCCATCCTTCAATCCTCCTGCCCGGCCGGGGCCGGTTCGGTTTTTGGTTCTTTGTCCGGATCCGCCGGCTCGCTGTCAGGGTCTTCTGCGCCGGAATTGCCGGGATCCTGCGGCGTGGCCGGTTTATCCTCAGGCGACAATTTGATCCCGTATTTTTCTTCCATTTTTTTGGTAAATGCTTTTTCCCGGGCTCGCTGCTCGATGACCTCCTCGTAATCCTGCCCCTGGGCCGCGATCTCGTCGGACATTGTCGAAATATTTCCGTCCACCGCCTTCAAGGACGCGTCGATTTCTTTGGTGGGATCGACCCAGCCCCAGGGTCCGGCAATCCACCGCGTGCGGGTATATCCGTAATAATTCTGGTAAAACCTCGGGGCCTTGATCTTGTCGCGAAGATACGCCTCTTCCAGGACCATGGACCAGACCGGCTGACAAAAATACTTGGTTAGAAATACGCGGCGATTTTGGAAGAACCGGCGGGCTTCAAGCAACGCGGCCCGGGCGGATGAATAATTGGTTTTACTGAAATCTTTGACCAGAAGCTCGTAAGGCAGGCCCAGGGACGACCCGATAGCGCGCAGAATGTGGTTGATAAACGCGTCCGCGCTGGAATTCGGCCGGTCCGGCGCGAAGGATGATATTTTTTCCCCGGGCGCTAAATGCTGCATCATCCCGGGCTCGATCCACGACTTTTTGCGGCCGCTGGCGGTATCCGTGCGCGTATCTTTCATGCTCGGCATCAAAGACGGGTCAGGAGACTCGACAAAAATCGCGAAACAGGCGGCAATGCGCGCGGCAACGATCTCCGCTTCCATATACGCGGCCATGTCCTTGAAATACTGCATGGCCGGCGCGAAAAACGGCGCGCCGCGCGTCTGCCCAGGACGTGAAATCGGGAAAATGTGGATAATGTTGCGCCGGCCGTCTTTGCGATAGGCGGGATACCGGATATAATCGTCCTGCCGGCTGATGCCAACCGTTATGTCACCGGGATGAGTTTTTTTGACCCAGTACGCCAGCGGCTGCCCGCGGTCGCCGATCTCAACCCCGCTGCGGATCTTCTTGTCGCCACTTCGCCCGGGCGGGGTGGCCAGGCGGTCCGCTTCGATGATGTCAAACGCGGTTGACAGCGGCCGGTCAATGGGGTCGTCGACCATCATCGGAAGGATCAGCACCTCTCCGTTTTCCAGGATCTGGCGGATGATGAGCGCTTCCATGTCGTAAAAATCGATCTTATTGGCCGCGTCCGCAAACGGCGTCCACTGATGCCAGATATACTCCGCCTGCCGCTGGAACTCGTCGGCGGACCCCTTGGGGATCCCGATCAGCTCGTGCGGGATCCTTGACTGCGGCCGCAGGCCGGATCCGACAACATTGACCGTCACGGTATCGATCGCGCCGGCGGCGTAGGGGTTATTGCGGACCAGGTCGCGGCTGCGGGAGCGCAACGTAGGCAGTTCGTACAGCAGGGATTCGTCCGCGGAATACCCGCGCGGGTTCCAGTCGTATGTCGTGCGGTCCCGGCTGGCTCCCCGGTACTCGGACCCGAACATCGTGCGCGCGACATAACGCGCGGCCATGCGCCGTGCCGCGGCGGCCGGCGAAAAAAAACCAATTACGCCATCGATGCCGTTCGATATCCGCTCGGAAAATGATTTTTTGCTCTCGTCGAAATAAGGCATCAGCTGGGCTCCTGAAACTCGGCCAGGCGCGTCGTGCCGCCGGACTCCGCGCGCGCGACTTCCAGGCGCAACGACGCGCGCAGATCATAAAGCTCTTTTAGGGGGTATCGGTTTAAATTTCGGCCGTTGATGGAATAGGATTGCGCCGCGCCGCCGGACAGGATGTTGTTGATGGCGGTCTCGACGTTGTCGAGCATGGTTTGCGCTGCGACGGACATGCGGATCCTTTGTTTTGCTGGCGCGGCCAAAGAAAAAGCCCCTACTCGCCTTGCGCGCAAGTAAGGGCTTTTAATTTTCTTTGGCTTCCCGATTGATGAGATCAGGAATTTTATTATAAGGGACTCATCCGTCCCGGGGGTTCAATTTCAATGTATGATATTATTTTGAAGGAATTTCGGGAAATTTCAAGGGGGTCTTTACCCTCATCAGGGTAAGCACTTTGTAAATATCTGCAATTTAAATACTTGTGATGGTCACTTTAACGATGTGGGACGCAAAAAATGCTTGACACGATTACTTTTTCTCGACACTTTTGAAATTATTTCCGCAATTCAAACATTTGTGATATCTAACTGGTGGAGTATGTTTGTATTTTTTATTTTTCTTGCTTCCGCAACGCGGGCACTTCACTGCAACATACTCGACCGCGTAATCATGATTGTTTTGTTTTTTTTTAACTTCCTGACTCTGTCGCTGGGCGCGCTCGCGTAACTCCGCTTGCCGGTCCCGGCCGGTAAAGTCCTCGTAACCATCCAGCGCCCAGCCTTTGCCGTCCAATTACCTCCTCCATCCCGTGACCCAGTTGTCGTTTGACCTGTCATCGTCGTCAGGTTTTTTCCCGGCATCGATGTGCATGGATTGCCGGATCATTTCCTCGGCCTGGTCTTTTGAAAGAAATCGGATCCCCAGCATATCCGCGGCCGCGGCCGCGTTGACCGTGCAGTCCAGGTAATGGTTCGCGGCGCCGGACGTTCGCAGGCGCCATTCCTCCCGGCGGCGCTTTGTGCGTTTATCGACAAACACAGATTTGACCTCGGCGGAAATCTGCTGCAAGAAGTCCTCGGTCACTTCCCGGTGAAAATGCCAGCATCCGGTCTCGCCCTGGGGCGTGTTGATGTGCCGGTGGATTTTTTCTTTAAAAAACGATGTGTCGAGATGCCACAGGGTCAGGCCCTGGGCGATCTTGCCGCCCTTGAGCGGATGGCTGTCGATTTTGGAAGCGTACCAGGGCGCGCGCTGGTGCTGCTGCCCTTTGGTGGCCCGCGCCTGCGGGCTGTTCGCGCGGCAGTAATCGTACACCTCATCGGTGTCATACCCGGAATCGAAGCAGGCTAGACGAACATCAAGAAAATTTTTCCGGTCCGCGCGAAAATATTTTGTCATAAAAATCGCCTGCGTGACCTGCTCCCAGGTTTCCAGCCGGCCTTCCCGGACCAGCCAGGCCTCCTCTCCATAACCCCAGGCGTAGACCGCGAAAAGGAAATGGTCCTGCTGTTTATCAATTCCGGCCGTAAGAACAAAGGCCCGGTCCGGGACAAATCCGCGATGATAAACCCCGATGTTCTTTTTTAACGATTCGGTCGTCAGCTGCTGGGTCTTTTCTTCAAACTCCTCAGCCAGCCATGAGTTGATAAAGTTCATTAACGCGCCAACGTCGCCCTGGCACTCCAGCCATTCGGCGGCGATATCGCTGAATGAAAGAAATGGAGAATAGAGCGCGGTGATGTGAAACCCTGCGACGTCGGTCATTTTCCGCTCGCC